TAAAAATCGGCGCTCAGGAGAAACGGAAACAAGAACTCGCGCGCGGGCAGCGCCCGTGAACGACGCGCCCGCGCGAATGGGCCGGAGGCGGTGAATTGGCCAGAGAGGACATGATCCGCGACGCAATGCGCGCCGTGGACACCTACAACGAGATATACGAGCCGACCATCAAGGCCCTGGCCAAGACTGAACGCCAGCTCTCCAGAGCGGAAAAGGAATGGCGCAAGCAGGGCGGCCAGATGGTGGCCCGTATGACCAACAAGGCCGGAGCCGAGTACATGGCGAAAGACCCGTACTGGTCGGCCGTCGAGAAGCTGCGTGCGGATGCCCTGGCACTGCGCACCCAGCTGGGCCTGACACCTGCCGGGCTGAAAAAGGCCAGAAGCGCTGTTGAAGCAAATACCTCGTCGGGAAGCCCCATAGAGGCGCTGCTGGATACGGCCAGGGAGACGGCCATTGCCAAAGCGGCAGACTACCAGGCTGCCGTCGACGCCTATGTTGAGGGCGTCCTGTCCGGCGAAGTTCCCGCCTGCACAGAGATCCGCCAGGCCTGCGCCAGATATGTGTCCGATTTGGACACAGGGCGCTGGGACTTCCGGGCGGAAGAGGCCAGCCTGATAATCGCGCTCATCGAGACTACCATATGCCACCAGCAGGGTGAGGACCTCGAGGGCTTGCCCATGCGCGGACGCCCCTTCGAGCTGCTGCCGTATCACAAGTTCTGCGTTTACAACATCATGGGCTTTTATCAGCCGGGCACACAGCTGCGGCGATATGTTGAGGCTCTGATATTTGTTCCACGCAAGAACGTCAAGACCACCTTCGCAGCGGCACTGGCCTGGGCCTTTGCCCTCTATTACCGGATGTCGGGCTCAAAGGTGTATGAGGTCGGCGGCGCGCTGAAGCAGGCCCTGGAGGGCTTTGACTTCCTCAAATTCAACGTGAAGCGTCTCGGCATATCCGTAGACGAGGATCCCGACAACGGGCTGCGGATCATAGGCAGCAACAATGAGCACAGCATATCGGGCGATGTCGGAGACGGGTATATCTCTATCAATGCCCTGGCTACGTCGCCCGACCGCCAGGACTCGTTCAACGCCAACGTCATCATCGCCGACGAGATGCATACCTACAAGAGCGCCAAGCAGTACCAGGTGCTCAAGGACGCGACCAAGGCGTACTCCAACAAATTAGTCATCGGCATCTCGACTGCCGGCTCGCTGGAACTCGGCTTCTGTGCGCAGCGCGTGGACTTCTGCCGGAAGATCCTCGACGGCACCGTGACCGGGGACATAGCTGACCGCACCTTCGTATTCATAGCCGCGGCCGAGCAGGGCGCGAACGGCGAAGTCGACTATGATGACCCTGCTGTCATGCAGGCCTGTAATCCAGGCTGGGGCGCGAGCATCCGACCGGCGGACATGATCGCCGACGCGCAGCTTGCCCGCGAGGATCCCCAGATGAGACCGGAGTTCCTGACCAAGAGCCTCAATGTCTTTATCCAGTCGCTGCGTGCGTATTTCGACATCGAGGAGTGGCGGGCGTCTGACGCCAAGTATGACTGGACGCTTGACCAGCTTGCCAGGCTGCCGGTCGAGTGGTACGGCGGCGCCGACCTCTCAAAGCTGCATGACCTCACCGCAGCGTGCCTGTTCGGTCACTACCAGGGAGTGGACATCATCGTCCCTCATTGCTGGTTCCCTCGTCCGGCTGCGCTCGTAAAGGCGGAGCAGGACCAGATACCTCTGTTCGGCTGGCTCGACGACCACTGGCTGGACATGACAAACGATAAGGTCACAAACCACGCCGACGTGGTCCGATGGTTCACGGACATGCGCACGCGCGGCTTCAAGGTGCGCCGGGTGGGACATGACCGCAAATTCTGCCGCGAGTATTACATCGGCATGAAGGCGGCGCACTTTACCGTCCGTGACCAGCCGCAGACGGCTCTTCTCAAAAATGAGGGATTCCACTACCTTATGAACTCTGCCAAGGCCGGCACGCTGTATTACTGCCACGCTGAGCCGTTTGAATACTGCGTCCAGAACGTCCACGGCGTCGACAAGGCCGATGACGTGACGTATTACGACAAGCTGGCTCCGAATCTGCGCATAGACGTGTTCGACTGCGCAGTGTTCGCAGCCTGCACCTATCTCATAGATCTCGAAGCCAAAAAGAAAGGCGCCGGCTGGTTCGGCGCTCAGAAGGAGGGTGATTGATTGCGAGTTAAGCCGGTCCCACGCTCGCGGGATGCCCCGCTGTCGACCGGGGCGCGATGGATAACGCTGGCCGACACAGACTCGGACCTCACTGTGCCCGGATATTCGAGGCTCATCGACTCGCCGGACGTTGCCAATGCCGTCGGCATGGTGGCCGATATCATATCCGACGCCACAATATGGCTCATGGAGAACACCGACGAGGGCGACAAGCGGCTCAAAAACGAGCTGTCGCGCATGATCGATATCACTCCGTACAGTCTGGGGACACGCCAGACCTGGGTCAGCTGGATCGTGACCACGATGTTCACATCCGGGGACGGCAACGCCTTCGTCCTTCCTACTTCCCGTAACGGCCGGATAGAGGAGCTGCTGCCCATGCCGGGCGCGACGACGCTGCCGCAGGACAACGGCCTGAGCTATTCCATCCAATGGCGCGGCCAGATGTTTGCGCCTGATGATGTGCTGCACTTCCGGCTGCATCCGGATCCGGCTGCGCCGTGGCGGGGCAGAGGCCCGCGCGTGCAGCTGCGCGAGGTGCTTAAGAATCTGCGTCAGGCCGCGGCGACCACAAACGCCTTTATGTCCTCACGTTGGATGCCGAGCGTGATCATCAAGGTGGACTCCAATTCCGAGGAACTAAGAGATCCGTCTGGCCGCGAGAAGCTGATGCATGAGTACATACAGACGCAGCGCGCCGGCGAGCCCTGGATGATCCCCGCGGAGCTCATGGACGTTGTCACGGTAAAACCGCTGTCCCTGGCCGACATTGCAATATCGTCCAGCGTGGAGATGGACAAGCGCTGCGTCGCTGCTGCAATACGGGTGCCGCCGTATTTCCTCGGCGTGGGTGAGTACAGTGAGGCTGCGTACAACAACTTTATCCGCACGACTGCCCAGCCGATAGCGAACGGCATCGCACAGGAACTGACAAAGAAGCTCCTGATCTCCGAGCGCTGGTACTGGAAGTTCAACACCCGCAGACTTTACGCCTACGACCTCAAGACACTGGCCTCGGTCGGCGACGACCAGTATGTCCGCGGCATAATGACGGGCAATGAGGTCCGCGACTGGCTTGACCTGCCGCCGGAGCCCGGCCTGGATGAGCGCGTTATCCTGGAGAACTATATCCCCGCCGGCATGATCGGCAATCAGAAAAAGCTGCAAAGTGAGGAGGACTGATATGCCCGCAGCCAATAGAACTAACATGGAACGCCGCTGCCTGCCGGTCGAGTATTCCACGCGCGAGGAGGGAGTTGAACTCTATATCGAGGGATACTTTGCCGTTTTCAACAGCCCTTACGAGTTTTGGCCGGGTGCAACGGAGATTATACTGCCTGGTGCTTTTGACGAATCTGTGTCCGGTGACGTGCGCGCGCTGGTAAACCACAATACAGACCTCGTCCTGGGCCGCACCCGCGCCGGCACCATGACCCTGAAGCAGGACTCCAGAGGCCTGTGGGGGCGCATCACCATCAATCAGGAAGACAGAGCGGCGATGGACCTCTATGCCCGCGTTAAGCGCGGAGACGTGAGCCAGTGTTCGATTGGATTTGAAATTGAGTCCGAGCGGTTTATCGAGCTGGGTGACGGCAAATGCCGCTGGGAGATAGAGAAGATCAGCCCTCTCTACGAGGTCAGCCCCTGCACGTTCCCGGCGTATGAGGACACTGGCATAGAAGCCAGGCGCAGGGACCTGGAGACCATCAACCGGCGCCGCCTGGAGCTTTGGCGCGCTGAAATGAGACGAAGATTAGGAGGTAGCAATGGCACTTAAAGTACTCGTTCTCCGCAAGAGGATCGAGCCCCTGCAGGCCGAGCTGGAGCAGCTGCGTACCGCCGCAGCCGACTTTGAGGCTCGCGAGGCGGAGCTTGAACAGGCGATAAACGAGGCCGCGACTGATGAGGAGCGCGAAGTCGTGGAAACGCTTGTAAGCGAATTCGAGCAGACGCGGGAAACCAACGCGAGCGAGCAGACCCGCATATCAGGCGAGATCGCCGAGCTGGAGGGGCAGATCGCAGAAATCGAAGCGGCCGGCAAGGCCGCAAGAAGCGCCGAACCCGGCGCAGATGTGAAGAAAAGGAGTGATTCTGTGGCGAATATATCGACCAACACCAGGGCGATACGTGCCCTGGGCGAGACCCTTGAACAGCGCACGGCGCTTGTTACCCGAGAGGACGTAAAAGAGTTCCTGACTCGTGTCCGCGGCTTTCGCCGCGCTGCATCCTCCGTGACCGGCGCCGAGCTCGGTGTTCCCGACATTCTGATGGGCGTGCTGCGCGATGGCGTTGATCGCTATTCAAAGCTGATTAGGTTTGTTACGCTTCGCCCGATATCCGGGAAAGGACGTCAAAACGTTGCCGGAGCAATCCCGGAAGGGATATGGACGGAGGCGGTTGGTGCTGTCAATGAGCTCACCATAACCTTTACACAGGTAGAACTGGATGAATACAAAGTTGGCGGCTATGTGTCCGTGCCTAACAGCAGCCTTGAGGATGACTCGGATCTCCAGCTTCTGGCCACAATCATTGACTATCTTGGGCAGGCTATAGGTCTTGCACTTGATAAGGCAATCGTGTATGGCACCGGCACAAAAATGCCCGTGGGCTTTGTCACACGACTGGCCGCCGCTACGCAGCCTGCATGGTGGGGCAAAAACCAGGGGACTTTTACAAACCTGTCAACCTCCAATATTCTGACTCTTGACCTGGCGGCAAGCACCGGCAAGGAGTTTTTCTCGCCTCTGTTGGCTGCTCTGGGAACCGCGAAGCCTAACTACGCAACTGGTGCTCCTGTGTGGGTCATGAACAGAAAGACCCATATGGACCTCATCTGCCGCTGCCTTGAGTTCAATAGCTCCGCAGCGCTTATGTCCGGTGTTTCCAATGTCATGCCGGTTATAGGCGGTGAAATCGTAGAGCTCGAGTTCATGGCTGATAACGACATTGCTGGCGGATATCTGACGCTGGAGGTCATTGCCGAGCGGAGCGGTGCGAAAATCGCTTACTCGGACATCCCCATGTTCCTGGACGACTGCACGGTGTTTAAGGGTACCCAGCGCTATGACGGTAAGCCTGTGCGCGGAGAGGCCTTTGTACTGCTCAACTATGCGAACACGGCGCCGACGAAGACCGTAACATTCGCCACGGACGCTGCTAACTAAAAGGAGGTGGGCCGAGTGACGCCTACGGCAAACCAGAGGATCCTTTTGCAGACCGATCTCGGCCTGCTGCATCCCACGCCCGAGCAGGAGGTGCAGCTTGACCACTACCTGTCAATGGCTCATGCGGCGATAACGAGAGAGGGCGTCCGGCTGGATCCGGACGCCCCTGAGGATGATGCGCTGCTCTCCATGTATGCCGCCTGGATATATCGCCGGCGGGCAAGCCCTGACCCCTCAGGCATGCCCCGCATGATCCGGGCGGAGCTCAATGACCGCAAGATCGCGCAGGCAGGTGGCAGCGCATGATCTATGACCGCGTGCTGACTGTCTGCACACTTGATACTGAGGCCGAGCCCCGCTGCCTGCGCCCGGGTCGGAGCTATTACTTCGGCGAATCCACCGTCGGCGTGACACGATACTACGCCGCGCTGCAGGCCGGTGAGCGTGTAGACATTGCCGCCGAGATGTGGCCGGCTCCGATAAGCGCCGAGCAGTTTTGCCTGGTCGATGGGACCCAGTATCGCATAGTGCAGATCCAGCGCAAAGAGAACTCCGACGGGCTGCCCGTGCAGCTGCTGTCGCTCAGACTGTCGGAGACTGTGTTCCCGGTTGAGGAGGCAAAGCATGATACCGATAGCTGAAGCCCTTGCGGACATTGGAGCGCCTGTGTCTCCGGTCCCGTACAGAGGAACTGAGGACGCCTTTGTGACCTATCAGTGCATAGGGCAGACTGGGCAGATATACGCCGAAGGTATGGAAGCTGAGACGGGCGTGGCCTACGCCGTGGATATCTTCACCGGTGGGAGCTATGTGCCGCTGATGATAAAGGTGAAGGCAGCACTTGAAGCTGCTGGTTGGATCGCCACGCTGGATGCCGTGCAGTACTCAGACGACAAGCGCCAGTCTCAGGCGAGTTTGACGGCCATAGCTGCGGGGGCGCTGTATGGCTAGTTTTCAGTATTCAGAGAGCGCCTTGCCGGAGCTGATACGTCAGCTCGAGGACAACGGCCTGTACGACAAGGAGAACACCAAGAAGATCCTGTACGCCGGCGCCGAGATATTTGTGAAAGAGGCCCGGAGCGCTCTGGTGCGCGCCGGGCATATTGATACCGGTGCCATGCGCGACAATGTCACCTACTACAGAAAGGTCGACACAAAGGACGGAGTCCACAGCGTATCCATGTCCATTAAGGGCAGGGACGAGAAGGGCGTAAAGAATGCAGTCAAGGCATTTGTCCTTAACTATGGGCGCAAAAAGGCCTACGGCTATATCCCCGGCTCGCACTTCTGGAACGCCGCCATACTGTCTGCTACCCCTAAGATGATCCGCGCCTGTGAGGACGCGGCAAACACGATATTGCACGAGAAAGGACTGATATAATGCCCGCGTTTGACCTGAGATATATCAAAATCGGCAAGTACAAGAATACAAGCGGGACCATCTCATACTCAGACGTCACCACCATCGGTGACGCCATGGATGTGAACCTGCAGTTCAAATATGCCGAGGGCCGTCTCTATGCTGAGGGCGTGCTGGCTGAATATATGAAGCTCATCACCGGCGGTACTATGAGTGTCGCGACCAAATACATACCAGCTGAAGCCCAGAAAGTGATGTTTGGAGCAAAAGAATCTTCGATAACCGTTTCTGGTCTCGAGCTGGCCGAGAAAGGACTTGCATACACAGGCGCAGACGAGCCGTCCGCTGTAGGCTGCGCGTTCTATGCTCCCGACATGATAGACGGCGCTCTCAAATACACCTGCGTGTTTGTACGGCGCATCATATTCGGCCTACCGGCAATGGTGTACAAGACGAAGGGCGACAGCCTCACATTCCAGACTCCCACGACGACGGGCGAGTTCATGGCAGACCACTCCTCCACGCAAAATCTGGTTGACGTCGTGACAGTCGATACTGTCGATAACGCCAAGAAGTGGGTCGACGGGGCTCTCGGCGTGACAACCGGAGGCTAACAGTCATGATAGATATGCGTCTAGAGCGTGTGCCGTTTGAATTCGACGGTCACACCTTTCAGCTTTGCTGCAACATGAACGTCCTGGCCGATGTCCAGGAGGCCTTTGACGGAAAAATCAGTGAGGCGCTGTCGGGCAAGGCCGGCGTCCGGTCGCTGATGGAATTCCTCGCGGCCATGCTCAATGATTCCGCTGATGAGCAGGGGATAGAGGCTCGCTATACCTCTCGCCAGGTGGGGCGCATGCTCGCACCCGCACGGATGAACGAGGTCAAGGCGATTGTCATGCGGCTGGTGGGAAAAGCCATGTCTGCCGACACAGAGCTCTCCACAGAGGAGGACGACCAAAAAAACTGACTGACCAGGCGGAGCCGGAGTCGCGCAGTATCGACTTCGCCTGGTACCTGTATGCCTGGATGAGCGTCCTAAAGCTCGACGAGAGGTCCTTTTGGCGCACCGCAACACCTGCGCGCGTTGCGGCTCTGCTGCAGGCTGCCGCGCCCCGGAGGACGTTGCAACGTGAGGACAAGCCACAGAAGTCGTTGTCAGCCTATTTACTCGGAGGAGGTGGTTAAGCGTGGCCACGCAGCCCATCAAGACCAGATTCGAGCTCGATGGGGAACAGGAATATAAGGCTGCTGTATCTGAGATAAACGCCTCACTCAGGGTTCTCAACTCTGAAATGAAGCTGGTCTCTGCCCAGTTTGCCACCAACGCCGACAGCGTGGACGCTCTCACTGCCCGCGGCGACGTCCTCACGCGGCAAATACTCACACAGAAAGAGAAGGTCGAGGCCCTGCAGGCTGCGCTGAAAGACAGTGCGGACCGCTACGGAGAGGCAGACGACCGCACAAAGCGCTGGCAGACTACTCTGAATAACGCCGAGGCCGAGCTCGCCAAGATGGAGCAGCAGCTGCAGGACAATACTGAGGCTCTGTCTGATGCATCCTCAGGGCTCGATACGTTCGACGGTAGACTGAATGATACCACAGAGAGCGGCAAGGGCCTCGGCGATGTTCTGAGCGACCTGACCGGCAAGCTCGGTGTTAACCTGCCGGATGGCGCAACGAACGCGCTTAACTCCATGACCTCACTCGATGGCGGAATTGCTTTGCTTATTGGCAGCATTGCGGCTGCTTCGGCTGCAATAGTAGAGGTCGAAAAGGCGCTTGCAGATTTGACCCTTGAACAAGCTGCAGCAGCTGGAGAAATACAGGATCTCTCCATGCAAACGGGTCTATCCACCGAAGCCGTACAGCGCTATCAGTACGCCTGTGACCTCATAGGCGTGTCCTTTGATACCGTGGCCAGCTCCCAGGCTAAGATGATCCAGAGCATGGCCGATGTACAGAGCGGTTCTGAGACGGCTGCAGCAACATGGAATCAGCTCGGCATCGAGGTTATGGATGCCGACGGCAGCCTCCGTGATGCTCAGGAAGTGTTTCTGGAGGTCATAGACGTCCTTGGCCAAATAGAGAACGTTACCCAGCGTGACGCGGTGTCCATGGAGATCTTCGGACGGTCGGCACAGGACCTAAATCCTCTTATCGTTCAGGGTACGGATGCCTTTCAGGCTCTCTGCGACGAGGCCTCAAAAGTGGGGACCGTCCTAACAGATGTACAGCTTGAAGCGCTTGCAGGTGTGGATGATGCGCTGATTCGTTTTAACGAGCGCTTGGATGCTGGTGAGCAGGCCATGGCTCTCAAATTTACCCCTGCGCTCCAAGCCTTTTTTGACGAGACCGGCGAGGGCGTGAAAGGTATAGAGGAGGCCTTAGCCGACAGTGGCCTTGTGACCGTGTTTGCGTCTTTGCTTGAGTTGGTGACTGCGCTTTCCCCGGCATTTGAAGTTTTGGGAGATGTGCTGACGGCCTGTTCTCCGATATTCTATACCATTGCCTGGGTTATAGCGACCATATCCGACGCACTCAAAGTCGTGTTGCTGTCGCTGTCTTCGATTGTAAACTTGCTATCCTTTGATTTCAGCGGATTTAGCGATGATATCAGTTCAATAAACGGAATCCTGTTCGGCGGTAATAGCGCGTCCGGACGTGTGTTCCAGTCCATGTATAACGCCTCAGGTGATTGGAACTTTCCCGGCGGTGTTACATGGGTAGGTGAGGCTGGCCCTGAGCGCGTGCTCCTTCCGCGCGGCTCCGTAATCCAGAGCGCCCAGGAGTCGGCCCGCAGCTCCGGCGATGTGTACTATGTCACGATTAGCCTGCATGAGATCTCCGAGCTGAGCGACATAGCCCGCATCGCTCGCGACCGTAGGCGCAAGACACGCATGATGCCAAAGGGGGATATTGATGTCGACCTTTAGACTCTATGCCTCTGACTGGGTTTACGTCACTCAGAGCAATGTATATGTTAATGATAGAACAAGCCAGAAGGTTTCGTTAAAGGATAGCAAAGACGATACTGTCCACAAATATCTGTTCCTCAAATTTGAACCGGTTCCTGAACAATACAAATATAAAAAGCTTGAAGAAGCGGCATACGTGAACATCTACTCGTCATTTACAACCGAAGCGCCACCGCCCGACGGATACAACTATTTTTCAATCAATGGAAACATAATTGTTGAGGATGCAGAATTTTCAAAAGTTGTTTACAACAATATGCCAGCCATCGGTAGTGGATCATATACCTTTACTGGCGAAACCTATTTTGGTAGCGATACTCAGGCTTGGCTCCGAATGTGGTTTTATCCGTGGCGCTATAATTATGATACACGTGAATACGAGCCATATACAGATGAGCTTAGGGCTTTTCTAAACAACGGGCTTAGGGTTAGTGAATACATATATCGGCCTTTGACAAGCCCATTTCTTGCGTATACGCCGGCAAGTGAAAAAATCCCATATGTCGAATTTACCTACTATGTTGATGTTAAGAGCGAACTTCAGGACATATCTCCAACGAGTGGATATGTTCCAAAGAACGGCAAAGCAAATTTTTCGTGGCATATAGTATTTAAAGAAGGCGACGGATTGTGCTGTGCGGAATCAATAGGGCAAAAGTCCGGGACATTCCGATGGCGAGCCAAAGGCTCCGGAACAACCAACAGCATTAGTTGTGGGACAATACAACACTGTGAGGTTCCTGATGGTACATTCTCAACTGATGAGATCGAGTGGCAGGTTGAAGTAGTCACTGATGCGAACCAGACGCTCTTATCTGATTGGTACACACTGAGCACTGTAGAAGTGCTGTCAGAGGCTATACCGTTATCCCCTGTTAGCACCATGGTCGACGGCTCTGCGCCCTGTACCTTCTCCTGGGAACACAATATCGCAACGAGTACACAGCAGACAGCTGCAGATCTACAGTACCATACGGGAGACGGATCCTGGACTACGTTAGGCCATGTCACAGGAGCCTCGACACAGTACACAGTGCCTGCCAATACCTTTGCATCTGGCTCTGTGTTCTGGCGCGTTCGCACATATAACACCGATGGGAATGCTGGCGACTGGAGCGACACAGCTGAGATCATTGTAGTTGCCGCACCGCCTGCGCCAGTGGTACAGGTCACAAGCGGCAGCGCACCGCGGGTGAGTATATCCTGGCAGTCATCGGACCAGCAGGCGTGGGAGGCTGATATAGCCGGAATAGGCAGCGGAATGGTCTATGGTATGGCAAAGGGCTGGCGGCTGCCCGACTTCCTCCCGGACGGCACGCATACAGCAAAAGTTCGAGTGTGCAACAGATATAACCTGTGGAGCCCATGGGGATCCTGTTCCGTGCAGGTAAGCAATGCTGCTGGAGAAGCTATAGCCCTGACCGCGGTTGGCGGCATATCAGTATCTCTGCGCTGGGAATCCAGTGGTTATGATGTCTATTATGTGCTGCGAGATGGACGCCCCATCGCTAAAACCACGGAGCAGAGCTACACAGACAATTTCTGCGCTGGCAGCCATACCTACACAGTGCGGGGAGTGTTCACAGCCACGGGCCAGTATGGCCTCTCCAACACCGTTACAGCAGCCTCTACCTGTGACACCGTGTGCATATCTCCGGTGCCTAATGCAAAGTGGCTGCGGCTGCGATACGCCGATACATCCGACCGGCGCACATCGCTCAATACGAGCCGTACCGTGAACTATCAGTATCTGCCCGGAGCCGAGTACCCGTCCGCCGAGATCTCAGAGTGGACTTCCGCCACGATGTCGGTGCAATGCGCGTTCACGTCTCCGGCAGAATCAGCCGAGCTGGAGGCGTTAGAGGGTTCTCTGGTTTGCGTCAAAGACCGGCGCGGCAACTGTGCCATCGGTGTGCTCGAGGCCTTGGACAAACAGAGCTCGCGTTTCTTCGATTCCTTCAGCTTCTCGATACAGCGGGTCAACTATGTCGAGGAGGTCACCTATGATTAGGCATATCTCGGCTCGGGTGGACATTCTTCGGGACGGTGTGCGCTACGGCTCTCTGCCGTTCCCGCAGTCGTCGCCGCCCTCTGTCATGGCGGATTCGGCATCTGCTATCAAAACAAGTCTCGCCGGCGTGTTTCTCCACACCGGCGAGATCGACTACTTAAACGATGAACTTCAGCCTGTACTCATGATCGACGGCGTGGAGACGCCCATCGGCGTGTTTGTGCCGGGTACGGTCACAACGTCCTCAAAAGGCTACGGCACGGACCTCGACCGCGTGGAGGCCTATGACCGCGGCGTCAAGCTGCAGCAGGCCAAGACCGAGACGCTGCTGCACTGGTCCGCGGGTACGAAATACCTCGACGCGGTCAAGCAGCTGCTGGTCTCTGCCGGCATAGGCATGGTCATGGAGACGCCGAGCGCTCTGACTCTTGCTACCGACCGTGAGGACTGGGCGATAGGTACGCCCTACCTGACCATTATCAATGCGCTGCTGGCTGAGATCAACTACAACGATATTTGGTTCGACGCCCGCGGCACAGCCGTGCTCCAGCCGCGCCAGGAGCCCAGCGCGGAGCGTATCGCGCACACATACACGGATGGGACGCCGCTGTCAGTGCTGATGCCCGACAGCGAGTCAGAGCTGGATATCTATGACGCCCCCAACGTCTTTATCTGCACGGTATCCAATCCGGACCTTGAGGAGCCGATGACGGCGACAGCGGTCAACGACAACCCAATGTCGGCGCTGTCCACCGTGCGCCGCAGGCGGCGTATCCCAACGGTTGTCCAGCTGAACAATATCGCATCCCAGGAGGAGCTGCAGCGCTATGCTGAGCATCTCGCCTTTGAGAGCATGCTGGCCAGTAAGACTGTCACGGTGACGACGCTTGCGGAACCTGGCCACGGAGTGGGCGACGTAGTGGCCATAAGCCGGACGGAGCTGAGCGGGATCTATCAGGAGGTCGGCTGGTATCTGACTCTCTCCGGAGGGCAAACGATGTCGCACACTCTCAGACAGGTGGTGTTGATATGAGCGATAAAACCTCTGAAGATCTCTCGTACTCATTTGCGACTATTGACCAGATCTACGGCGACGGCATAACGCTGATATTCGACGGCGAGGAGACCGCGTCGGAAAAGCATTATAAGTGCAATTCGTTCTGCATCTTTGCCCCCGGACAGCGAGTTCGCGTAATCAAAGACTCAGGCACCTATGTCGTCGAGTATCCGGTGGGCAATCCCAACGCTGACGCGATCCTGCCGGCCGGCGGAAGTGATGGCCAGGTGCTGACCAAGGACGGCAATGAGGGTATCACCTCAAAGTGGGCTGACATGAAGGGGATACCCACAGGAGGGACAAAAGGGCAGCTGCTGTCCAAACGCACGGATGAGCCCTTCGATGTGGAGTGGACAGCAGCGTCTGAGAACTATATACCTTCAGGCGGAAGCAGCGGTCAGATGCTCGTCAAAGACGGGTCGATCGACTATTCCCTCAAATGGGCAGACGCTCCCGTCGACCACATCCCAGACGGCGGCAGCAACGGCCAGCTGTTGGCGAAAAACGGCTCTGCCTCGCGCGCACTCAAATGGGTAGATGCCCCGACCGAACGGATCCCTACCGGCGGAAATGATGGCCAGATGCTCATAAAGAGCGGCTCTGCCAACTATACCCTCAAATGGGCAGATGCCCCCCAAAACTATATCCCGTCCGGAGGCAGCGACGGTCAGTGCCTGATTAAGTCCGGTACAACACCCTATGCGCTGAAGTGGGGAAATCCATCAACAACCAGGCTCTATCAGGCTGCCTCAAACTATGTCGAACTGAATACAAGCCGTGCTCTGGTGCCTCACGCCAGTTCCAGTGTATACCCATATAGTTTGGGTACAAGCTCAACACCGTGGCACTCACTGTATACGGGCGATGGAACGAGCAGGATATGCAGTTCCCGCGGCACGCTTGCGTTCTTCGGCTCAAGCGGTACGACACGGCAGACTCTATCATTGAGTTCAAATAACATGGGTTACTCATCTGTCACAGCGAACAATTACCTGTATGCATTGAATAATATAATCGGAATCCTAAGGAAACACGGCCTAATAGCATAGGAGGATAGAAGTGATTATCAACATATGCAATCCACCCCTCGGCTATGTAGAGATTGGCCGCGTGGGAGAGAACAAATATCGAGAACTGTGTATAGACGTTTCTGCGTGGCTTGCAGAACTTCCAGGATCCACAGTGTCGGTGGTGTTCCGCAGACCGGACGGACAAGTGTATCCGGTAATGCTGCGCTCTACGGATCCAATCACCGTATGGAGACCAAATAGTGCCGATTTGGCCGTACCCGGCACTGGTATGTTGGAAGCACGACTGTATCTCGATGACGTTATCCGCAAATCTGAAATAATCAACACGGCTACCTGTAAAGCTCTTGGGGGACCTGGTGCCGCGCCGCCTGCTCCGGCTCCAGACTGGGTAACGATATCCGGGGAAAATGCCAAGCGAGCTGAAGAAGCGGCTGACCGCGCCGAGAGCGCCGCTGTGCATCAGCCAATGATATCAGCGGCGCAGACCTGGCTGACATGGGATCCCAATAAGGGACTGTACATAGACACAGGCGTTCTTGCAGCTGGCGTGCCGGGTCCTACAGGCCCCACTGGCCCATCTGGCGGCCCTACGGGGCCAACTGGTCCGACTGGATCAACTGGTCCAATGGGGACCTCGGGAGAACAAGGCCCGACCGGTCCCACGGGTCCCACAGGTGCCGCGGGTGTTACCGGACCGACGGGCGCTGTTGGTGCTACTGGTCCGACCGGCCCCACAGGTGCGACTGGCGTGAGCGGCCCGCCGGGCGATACCGGCCCGACCGGTCCCACAGGTGCTGCTGGTGTTACAGGTCCTGCTGGCCCTACCGGTCCTGCCGGTTCAACAGGGGCGACTGGCCCCACCGGCCCGACCGGACCGCAGGGTTCTGGCTTGACTATAAAGGCGCAGTATGACTCTTTCGAGGAATTGCAACAGGCGGTACCGTCGCCCGAGCTTGGCGAGAACTACTACGTCGGCGCGGTTGCTCCCTACGACTTATATTCCTGGGTCCTGAAAGATGGAGTGCCGCAGTGGGATAACCAGGGCAAGCTCCAGGGAGCTCCTGGCGCTACTGGGCCAACCGGCCCTACCGGCGCGACAGGCGAAACAGGAGCAACTGGCGCTACTGGCCCAACGGGTCCGACCGGGGCAAAGGGCGCTGACAGCGAAGTCCCTGGTCCTGCTGGCCCGACCGGCCCGACCGGCCCCAAAGGCAGCACGGGTGAGACTGGCCCTGTTGGTCCTACAGGAGAGGCAGGCGCTGAGGGAGCGACCGGCCCGACAGGACCTACCGGACCTACGGGCGCTATTGGCAGCGCTGGCCCCACTGGCCCAACCGGTCCTACTGGCGCTGCGGGTAGTACTGGTGCTACTGGTCCGACGGGACCCACGGGTGCGACTGGTGCGAATGGCTTGCCAGGTGATACCGGCCCGACCGGTCCGACGGGTCCCACCGGAGCTGCAGGTGCCACAGGTGCTACCGGTCCCACCGGAGCCGCAGGTGCAACAGGCCCAACGGGAGCAGCGGGAGCGAACGGCGCACTAGGTGCTACCGGCCCAACTGGCCCGACGGGTGCTACTGGCCCGACTGGCCCGATCGGCCCCACGGGTGCGCCTGGCGCGAACGGCGCTCCAGGCGAGACCGGGCCTACTGGGCCAACGGGCGCGGCATCAACCGTCCCCGGCCCGACGGGACCTACAGGCCCCGCAGGCCCCTCAGGAGCGACTGGCGCCCAGGGCATCGCCGGCGAGATTGGCCCGACCGGCCCAATCGGACCGACAGGCCCGACGGGCCCAGCAGGCGCCAACGGCAGCGACGGAGCGAAGGGCGACACGGGTGCAACTGGATCCACCGGCCCGACAGGGCCGACGGGACCTACTGGTGCGACGGGCAGCACAGGAGCAACGGGCGCTACGGGAGCAACAGGCCCTACGGGGCCGACCGGCACTGCGGGAGCTGCGGGTGCGACCGGGCCGACCGGACCCACTGGCCCCCAGGGCGCTCAAGGCCCCGCCGGGCAGACCGGCGCGACAGGGCCGACCGGCCCTGCTGGCCCCACGGGCACCGCCGGCAAGGACGGCTCTCCCGGCTCAACGGGAGCTACGGGTCCCACAGGGCCGCAGGGAGAGACCGGGGCGACGGGTGCGACAGGCCCCACGGGGCCGCAAGGTTCTGCAGGAGCGAACGGCAAGAGCGCATATCAGGCGGCGGTCGAGGCTGGGTATACAGGGACCGAGGAGCAACTGAGCGCGGCCCTGGCGGCATTGCAGAACGGCCCGTTTCTCCCCACCGCCGGAGGGACAATGACGGGCAACATCAACATGGGCAGCAGCATAATAAACGGCCAGATGGCTGGCACGGACTACACTACCATACGTCCGCGCGGCATATCCCTCGTATCGACATCGCCCGGCACCCTGCCGAATGGGTGCATAGCCATCGTGTACTCATAAGGAGGAGACATGCAGACTACTATCAAATTCCCGGACGGCGAGAGCTATAACACATCTGATGCGATAATTGGCCGAGGAACGCTCAAAGGCCACAGCCGCGAAACACTGACCATCAAGGCAACGATGAGCTATGCCGAGGCAGCTGTCCATTTCGTAGACGGCGCTGTGTTCACTCTCACTGATGAATTCGGCGACAGCTATGAATGGCGTGACCACGGCGTTGCGGGTGCTATCACAGACAACCGTGACGGCACCATAACCGCCATAATGGGCAAAAACAACACTGCCGAGCAGGATGCGCAGGACGAGGCCGCAAAGGCCCGAGAGGCAGCAGAAACGCTTGCGGGCCAGCCTATAAGCACGGCGGAAGAAGCGGCGGCTATACGGATGCAGATAGAGAGCGTGTATGCCGCCTCTGACATGGACGACGACGGCAGGATAAGCAACCGCAACCTTGCGCCTCTCTGGAAGCCCGGAAACCACAAAACCGGTGAGGTGTTTCGCACTCACTCTGGGGATGACCTTGGCCCTGAGTGGGAACAGGTATGGAAGGTGTATCAAAACTACGACAACAGCGTATATCCCGATATCGCCCCTGGGCAATCCGCATGGCTGACATTCAACATACCGTACCACGGCACCACGCCCGAGACCGCCCTGCCGTTTGTCCCCGGACAGCCCGCACACGCGATATACCGCAGCGGTGAGTATATGGTGTTCACCGATGGGATTATCTACAAGTGTAAGCTCGACACCACCTATAGCCCCACTGAGCAGCCTGACGCTTGGGAGGCGGTGAGCCTGTGAAATGCGGCATCAATGGCGCAGAACATGATTTTAATGAGATTCCCTGCGGTATCAACGGCGCTGTCCGACAAGCAAGTGAGTTGTGGATAGGCGTTAACGGCGCGGTAAAAAAGGTATGGCCGATTATTCCGGTGGGCTATCAAGAAATCCTTGACACAGTTGGTTCCGATGAGTGGACTTGCCCTGCATCCGGTCAATGGGAAGTGGAGGCGCATGGAGGCGGCTGCGGTGGTTATCAAGGTACAGTAAGTAGACCTGGCAACGGCGGCGGCGGTAGTGGAGAGGTGTATACAATTACTCTGAATTCTGGGCAAAAGATAAGGTATAGAATTGGATACGGCGGGGCTGGTGCCGCTGATACTTCGTATGCAAGGCCGGGCGGCGGAGGCGAAACGACTTTTGGGGAATTAGTGATTAACGGCGCTCAAAGCACAGCACCGGTAGGCTCTCTAGGCAGTAGCGGACGCCCGCCAAGCACAACGTCCGGCGGCGCTGGCGGATATGGAAACAAAAATAAACCTGAGCAAACATATGGAAACGGAGGCCGTGGTGGCGGTAGAAGTTATCAGGTTGGTAACCGATATACCGCCGGTGGGGACGGCAAAGACGGCGCTATTATCCTCACGTATCTTGGTTAAGGTGGTGAATGTGTGAAAATCATCATCTATGCCATATGCAAAAACGAGGCACAGTTTGCTGCGCGCTTCATGGCCTCGTGCGCGGAGGCCGATGGAGTGTATGTGCTGGACACAGGCTCCACGGACGGGACGCCGGAGCTGCTGCGTACTCTGGGGGCGACGGTGCAAGTGGCCAAGATCGAGCCCTGGCGTTTTGACGCCGCGCGTAACGCCTCTCTTGCCATGCTGCCGGAAGACGCGGACGTGTGCATCTGCCTCGACCTTGATGAGGTGCTCTGCCCCGGCTGGCGTGAGGCCCTGGAGGCCGCCTGGGCGCCCGGCACTACTCGCGCGCGGTATACATATGTGTGGAGCCACGCGCCCGACGGCGGAGACGGCGTGGTGTTCTTCGCGGACAAGATCCATGCCCGGCACGGCTATCACTGGACGCACCCGGTACATGAGGTGCTGACGCCGGACAGGGCCGAGAGCTGCATCACCGTCCCGGCGCTGCGCGTGGAGCATTGGCCGGACGACAGCAAGAGTAGGGGGCAGTATCTTCCCCTGCTCGAGCTTTCCGTCGCCGAGGACCCGGACGACGATCGCAATATGCACTATCTCGGGCGGGAGTACATGTTCCATGGGAGATGGGGCGCAGCCATAGTAACACTCATGCGGCATCTGGCGATGCCCTCGGCGCGCTGGGATGCCGAGCGGGCGGCGAGTATGCGCTACATAGCCCGCTGCTGTGATGCGCTGGGCGACTGGCGCAGCGCGGTACACTGGCTGGAGCGCGCGGCGGACGAGGCTCCGGGCCAGCGAGAGGCCCCGTATGCGCTGGCGCTGCTCTACTACCGGCGCGAGGACTGGGGGCTGTGCCGCTACTGGGCGGCTCGGACGCTGGCAATCACCGAGCGGGACCACAACTACATGACCGAGCCGGAGGCCTGGGGCGCAGAGCCGCACGACCTCATGGCGATAGCCAGCTGGCAGCTGGGCCAGCGCAACGACGCCATAGCCGCCGCAGAGGCCGCGGTGAGGCTTGCACCGAAGGATGCAAGGCTTGCGCGCAACCTTGAGATTATGAGACAGAGAGGAGCCAAGGCATGATATATACCGGTACGCTGCTCCGCGCGGAGCTATACGATGACCACGTCAAACCCTACACCAACGTCAAGGCCGTCTACGAGGCACATCAGAGCAAGCATCCCGGCAAATTGATAGTCACCAACGCGCACTGGTATGACCCCGGCCCGACGCCGTGCGGTAATTACAAGGCGGGAGGTAAGGTAATATCCCAGCAATATGACCACGCCCTCAACCTCGTGTGGAGCGGCGACGAGCGGCCTGCCTGGTCTTGGGACATGCTCAAAGACAACGCAGTTGGCACTATTCCGGCGCTTGTCGGCGGCGTAAGACAGGACGTGAGCGGGCAAAGCTCAGGCGTCAAGCGTAGCACGACCCGGACGTGGTGGGGTTTTGACGCTGAGGGCGTATGCACCGTCGAGGTGACCACGAGCAATTACACGTTGGGCGGCATCATTGACCGGATGCAGAGCCTCGGTATCGTTGATGGCGTAGTCCTGGACGGCTCCGGCAGCTCTCAGTGCTACGACGGCAAGACCTATCAGCGCGGCGATGGACGCAGGATTTACAGCTACCTCCTGCTCTGGTTCGACGAGCGCGGAGACACGGACAAAGACGACAAGGAGGAGGCTGCGGGCATGAAAATCTACCTTTCCCCCTCCGCACAGCCAGCGAACAGCTACGCGGCGGGGAACACAAACGAGCAGGTGCAATGCAACCGCATAGCCGAGGCGGCAAAAACTGCGCTGGTGCACTGCGGCTTTGCGGTGAAAAAGGCCCCGGAGGGGCAGGGGTACAAGGAGAACGTGGCCGAGAGCAACGCCTGGGGCGCGGACCTCCATATCCCCATCCATACCAACGCGGGGGGCGGGGCTGGTACCGTGGTGTTTGTCCACGGCGGCACGGCAAAACAAATGCAGTATGCCAAGCCCATCTATGATGAGGTGCAGGCTGCGAGTCCGGGGATGACGGACTACGGCGTGCGCGTGAACTCCGGGCTGTACGAGCTCGGCTACACCACGGCGACGGCGGTGTATGTCGAGTGCGAATTCCACGACCGGGCGGACCTCGCGACGTGGATAATCGAGCACACCACGGAGCTCGGTGAGGCCATAGCCCGTGGCGTGTGCAAGGGCGCGGGCGTGACGTACATAGCACCGAGCGGTTCGGAACCCGGCAAAACCGAAGCGGAGCTGGCGCGGGAGTGGGCCATGGCCCAGGGCATAAGCGACGGCGAGAACCCGGACAGCCCCGCGACACGCGGGCAGGTCTGGACGATGCTTTACAGGATGGAGGGAGGTGAGAAGAATGATTAACTGGAAGGTCAGACTTGCCAGCAAGACCTTTTGGCTGGCACTTATCCCCGCGCTGCTGCTGCTCGTGCAGGCGATCGCGGCGGTATTCGGCTTCACGCTGGAGCTTGAGGGCATCGAGGCGAGGCTGCTTGACCTCGTGAACGCGGTGTTCGCCGTGCTCGTGATACTTGGCATCGTGAACGACCCGACGACGGCGGGACTGAGTGACAGCCAGCAGGCGATGAGCTATATCAAGCCCAAGGAGGATTGACCATGGATACGCCGTTATCGCGCGGGGAGCATGAAGAGTTTGCCCGCAGAATTGCCGACCAAGAGCGGCGCCAGGACAAGCGGCTCGAACTCCTTGAAGAGAACGTGCGCGAGATCGGCGCTTTGACGGTTTCCGTTCAAAAGCTGGCGCAGAGCTTGGAACTCATGGTCAAAGAACAGGAGCAGCAGGGCAAGCGCCTACAGGCGCTGGAGAGCCGCGACGGAGAAAAGTGGCGGAAGCTCATGGGTTACATAGCCACAGCGCTCACGTCCGGCGCGGTCACACTGCTGCTGTCGCACCTGATTGTGTGAGGTCAAAAATATCCCCAAAAATATCCCCGGAGGGGCTTTTGAAGGCCCACAACCGGGGATATTTTTGAGGAATTATCCCTTGCATTATTACAATTAGCAGATCAATGAAGCACGGGGAGAGGGGGCTGAAATACGAGAAAACCCTGAAACCACAAGGGTTTCAGGGTTTTTCATTTGGTGGAGACTGCTGGACTCGAACCAGTGACCTCCTGCGTGTGAAGCAGGCGC